ATCAGTGTTCGGTGTTATGACCGATAAAAAATCAGACATATCGAACTCCTTATTTTAAGTTCAGATAGATCCTAGGTCACTTATGACCTTATATAACTTAACCTACCCGAACAGATTATCTAAATCGCCATCCAGACCTAAGATCCCATCAAACAAAGTGTCATCTGGATTCTTCTCTTCGGTCTGGCTGTTAGCTCCGCTAGCGGTAGTCGGTATATTCCTGACATTTTTCATCTGGGTAAGCATATCATTCTTTGTAGATTGGACAACATTTGCATTAGCCTGATCTCGATTCAATAGATAGTCGATATCATCAAGTGTAAGTACATGATTTTGTGCAGCTTCTTTAAATGTTGCAAACTGCTCATCACTCATGCCTTTCTTTTTGATAAAATCTCTTTCCATTGTCTGTTGTCGAGCATCCCGCTGTACTTTAACAGCATTAGCTTTCTCAGCCTGATATATTTGTCCTACTCTATGCTGAACGACTTTATCTACTTGAGCATTCAGAACTTTTGCTGAATCAGAATCTGGATCTGTCATTGCTTCATTAGCATCAAACATAAAATCCTCATCTAATCCCAACTGGTCCTGTACACTCTTGGGAGTATTACCTCCATTTACCAGATACTCACGAACATGTTCAACCAATCCGCTATCGTTTTTCATTGCTTCAAGAACAGGCACAAAAGGTTCAACCTCTTTATACCTCTCTCTCAGCTTGACGGCTTCACGGCTACTATCTTGGTAGCGTTTCTTGTAAGGATTACCGTCATCATCCCAACCCACGTTGTCGGAGCCAACAGTTTGCTGTTGAGTTACCTGTTCGGTGTCAACTGTCTGTTGGGTTGCCTCAGTGTTACTATCGGCAATTATGCCATTTACATCTTCTTCTAAGGCTTCAAAAAAGCCCTCAGAGGAGCCAAAAACCTCATTTTCAACTTCATTAGCTGAAGAAATTTCGGGGTTACCTGCTGTTTCTGTCATTTTTATTCCCTTTGCTTCTTTTAATGTTACCGCTTTTTATTATTACTTTGCAAATCTTTTTTTGCAAATTGTAATTCTCTTGATAAATCTTTCTTTGTAGCATCTGCTTCATTGACCATTACATTCTGTAAAAGCTTCTGTTTTGCTTCTGTAGAACGGTAAGTATCTTTCAGATCACCCTTTACTTCTTCTTTCTTTTTGGTGATCTCCATTTCAGCCTGCATGACTTTACCCTTAATTCCAGCTTGTACTAATTGTCTTTCAAGAGTTTCAATAGTACCTTCTTTATCTTTAAGAGATTCCTGCAAGCCTTGTAATTGTCCCTGAAGTTGTGAATAGAGACTCTTACGTTTAGCTATTTGCTCTTTGTTCCTAACATCAGTCTCAGCAAGAACTGCAATATCATCTATGACTCCAAACTGTAAAAGTTCCTTCAATTCAGCAAGATATGCCCATCTATTTACTGGAAGTGTAGATCCAGCTATTATCCTGACATCAAACTTAGCAGCCGAATAGTCCATTGATTTCCCAATTGCTTCCCCCATATCATTATAGATTGGAATGTTAATTTCCTGCTCTCTTTCTTCCTGAATAGCTGATGGCTGTATGATCCTAAATCTCTTATTAGCTGAATATACAGATTGTGATATCTGCATAATAACCTTTCCCAACTGCCTTAAAGCTGGCTCTATGGAATGCTTCATCCATTGCTTAATTCTTCTAGTTCCATACTCATCCAATGCAAGCATTCCTCTGAAAGTTTCATGCTGTTGCTGAGTATCGCCCTGCATTGACGAATAAATTCCAGCAAGATATTCCATATCTGCCTTTCCTTGCTGAACAATAGAAAAGAATGCATTTGATAATGGAGCTGGCATAATCGGAGTTGGACGTTCAGATCCTGGTCTTGTAGGCAGTAATGCTCCTGGTGAAGAAGAATATTGTTCCCACAATTCTGGATCTATTGATCCTTCCTCATACAGCCATCTTAACGACGAACCTAAAGATGCATTGTGTACCATTATCTGGTGAGACTTATTTATTTCTTTCTGTTTTCCTACAAGAGGAGCCACAGCAGATACTGGATATGGAGTTCCAGTCCACTTATAATGAAAAGGAATCAATGGATAATCAACTATATTCTCTGGATAAACAATTTCACTTAACAGTTTATCTCCTGCACATATCGTTTGTCTGATCCTTGTTCCGTAAAATTGCACACTATCGACAACAGACTTCTGAAAAGTCTTATCCTTCATTAGTATATTATATTCTTTCTCTGATATAACTTTATTCTCAATTTTGGAAGCTTCAGCCTGCAGTCTGCTCATATATTCCTGTTCTGCTGCTTGTAATTGCTGCTGCATCATGTCCTGAGCTTTTTTCATCTCAAGTTCATATCTTTCAGGAATCATCTTACCTGCTTGAACAGCTTCCTGCATCTGTTTGTCCTGCTCCATAAGACCAACCTGCATTTCAGCGGCCATTTCCTTCATCTTTACCTGAACCTGCTGCTGAATAGCTTGTAACTGTTTTTTATCAGGAGGAATTCTATAAAATACATTTATATAGGAAATTTTAACCTTTTCATAAAGTTCAAACAATTCTAATGTTTGTTCCTGTTCTCCAGAAGAATTTATTCCCATATCCTCTGCAGTAGAGTCTGCACTTAAAAAGAGTTTTTGTTCACTATCTGCAATAGCTCTCTCTGAATAAGAATGATCTTTATCTGTTGATGAAGCTTTATTTATCTTTCGCTTATATTGAGGAAAAAGTTTTATAACATGACTTTTTGGAAGAACTTTTCTGACAAGAACATAAGATGCATCCCTGAACATCATATCCCTGGATTTTGGATCTACATATATATCAAAAGGCTCTGGCTGCTGGAGTATAACTTCTCCCATTCCATTGTCTCTATCTGTATCAACAGTAACTAGAATATAACCTATAGATTTACAGATAGCATCATTGATTGCATTTGAATAGAGTGCAGAACCGTCTGAAAGATTCCAGATATAATCAGAAAGGTCTGAAAATACGGCTGCTACATCAGAGTCACTGCCTTCTACCCCAATAGCCTGCCATCTGGGATTATTTGCAGTTGCATAGAAGTTCAGCATCTCAACAACAGGAAGTATCCTGTTAATCGTAAATGTAGGCATACCTTGATCCTGAAGAGAAGTCTTCTCATTATGAGACAACTGTTCATCGTGGGCAAATTCATATCCTTTCTGGTTAACATACTCCCACTGGCTTCTTGTCCAGTTATTAGAAAGGTTGTATAATTCTCTTATTTGGTCTACTTTTTTCTTCTTAGCCATTTTATGCTGGGACAGTCCTTCCTGAATCTCTTCTTCTCAATTCATTCTTCCAAAGATTATCACAGTGTTTTTGTGCTTCTTCAGAACTCATACCCTGACTTATAAAACTTGCTGTACAACCAGGAGACTTTGGCGGATTAAGAAATTTCTCTTTATCTTTATTTATAATTGGTTTCTTTTTCTTATTAATTTGTTCATCATCTATACCAAGAATCTTTTGAGCTTCTTCTTTCATCTTTATCCAATTACTAAAGTCTTTCTTATCCTTAATTAATAAGTCAAAAACTTTATTATTTGTAGTTTCATATGCCATTAAAATCCCTACTTTTTTCTCTTTTTGGAGACATTATACTTTCTTTTAGTATCTCCTGTTTTTAATTTACTTACATCCTTTACGGATAAATCCTTAGTTGTAATTATATCTGCCATTATGCTACCACCCAATCTTTTGCTCTAGGTTTCTTTTTATACCAATTACCCTCTTTATCCTGACCTGCAGCCATGGGGGGATTAGCAAACTTGACTGCATAGGCAAGAGCGTCTATTGTATCATCATGTGCCATTCTTGGTCCAAATGTTGTTATCTCCCTATGCAGATCATATTGAGTCTTCTTAATATGTATTTGTCCTATTGAAAATCTTTGAGCTAATATTTCTTGTATCCTGTCTCTTTTGCTCATCCTGTTTCCTGGCTTTTCTGCTTTGTATCCAATA